TATCCTGTAAATTCCAAAGTCAAGATCATTGGCATTGAACTGGAACATTTCCTTTAGGAAAAACTTTAGCAGGTCTATTGAATTTTCTTTACTCATTATCTATAAATAAAATTAGTAAATAACATAATTTTCTAAGGTCCATTGGCTTGGAAACAACTCTCTTGAAATCTTAAGCATCAGTTTGCTTACCAATGTTTGCAAATGTATTCTTTTTGTGCGATGTGTTTCATTTTATTCTGACTGAAAGTAGCAAATTATCTGCTGACAGCAACTTGCTACTTAAAATAACTTCTCCTTCAAACGTGAAGTGAGTTTATACTTCGACATTCATTTCTTATCCTTCAATATTTCGGTTTGTTAATCAATTAATCCCTTTCAAATGTTTGCAAGTATTCGGCATTGATTTCTTCCTGCGGGTGATAGAATGAAGCAACATTGTAAAATCTTGCATTAATCCACTTGTCAACTTCCTTTGTGGAGTTCGTGTCTTTGTACTTGTATGCTCTGACTGTGTAAATGCTTTCATGCTCCAATGTCCAAAGTGAATATTTCATTGTTTTCATAAGAAAAAGCCGGTTATTACTCTAACCGGCAAGAGTTCTAAAGTTATTCATGTAAGAGTTCTTCTGTTTGGGTAATATCAAATACAGTCCCACCGAAGAAATACGGATCCGTTTCGGTTGCTTCGGGTTCGCCTTCTTTTGGTTTGCTGATGGCAGGTACCCAAATCGCCAGGCCATGCTCTCCTTTGCGAACCTGACGCCCTGCCTTCCTCCATTGCTGAAAGCCTCCGACTATAGTAACTTCGGGATATTGGAAAACGCAAAGCTCCGTATTGTGAGATGAAAGCGCCCTTCCTTCGATTGTTACTACGCTGCCTACCCGGGAAACAAATTCCTGCCGATCTTCTGCCGGCAGTGAGGCAAGCTTCTTTCTGATTTCGATTACTTTGTCCTTTGCACTCATTGTTGCTGTTGTTAAAGGTTTGTTTACACCCCGCCTGGCGGGGCTACTCACAATTCAATCCGGACTTGTAACCGGCTAAATCAACCCTTCATCGGCAAAGCTGAAATATCTATCTTCAAGACCAAGGATTACGTGGTCAATAACCGTGACATCTGCAAATTTTAACATCGCATTTACTTTGTCAGTTAATTTCTTGTCAGCATCGCTTGGCGAAAGACTCCCTGAGGGGTGATTGTGAAAAAGAATGACTGACTTTGAAAGCAAGTCTGCTGCATACTTCAGGATAAATAATGGTTCAACGATTGTTCCATTAATTCCTCCGTTACTTAGTTTGGCATAGCCTGAAGTATTGTTGGCCCTATTAAGAAACAAGGCGTAGAAACTCTCCGATACTTCAATATCGTCCTCCCAAAGGTCTTTGATGAAGTCAGCAGCATCTCTGCTTGACTTGATTTGCGCCTTCGGGAAGGTTGTTGGTTCGGATACTATCCTGAACCTGCTGATTGATGATTTGTACTTTTTCATTGTTGCTGTTGTTTAAGACGCCCCCCGGTTTCCCGGGAGGCTGTTTGGTTTGACTATTCTTGATAAGGTTCAAATTGGGTAAGAAGGCTGCCGCTTGAATAAACTGAAAGCAGGTAACGGTATCTCTTAGGATCATCCCGGTAATCATCGAACTGAGGCTTTATATATTCAGCAACAAAATCGTCGATTGTATAACAAGATGTAAGGAAATTTAAGTGCCTTGCCAAGTCAGTCAAGGAGCTTTGGAATAAATCTATGTCGATAATTCCGTTTTCAAAATCTGTAAAAAGTCGCTTTGCTTTTTCGTAAATTTCTTGTTCTTTCATGACTGCTGTTGTTTAAGTGAGTAATGTTTGACCATATAAACTTACATCGTAAATAATTGATTTCCAAATATTTAACTAATTATTTTTCAAATATTTGCAATTATTTTTCACTTCGGCATCTGCCTGCTCCTGAGCAGTTCTCCCTTCCGAATTGTAACAAATTCATTCTCAAAAGGCCTGTTTTCTAACCCGTACCGATATAGCTTCGAGGGAGTGGTGCCAATATCAAACTGACAGAAAAAAGAGAATATGGCAACGATACTGCCGAAATAATGGTGCTTGTTTGTCTCCTTGTCTAAGACGTGATAAATTGTTGATTTCATTTTACTTCCTTTTTGATTTATACTACTATGTTTTGCGGGCTGGCCACAGATTAAAAGCTGTAATCGTAATACTCTTTTAGTACTCCGAAAATGATGTTGATTTTCGAATAGGTTATTTTCTCCCTTGTAAAGCCTTCCACGACATTTTTAGGGTAAACTTCTCCTGCGTAGATAGCATCTTTCTGCTCTTGTGTAAGCACTCTTGAAAATGAATAGGTATCAGGGTGTTTCTCCATGAACTCCTTTGTATATGTGACAGAATGAATTATCTGCCTCCATGCTTTTTGTCTGTATACCAAATGCTTTACTTCATCTGTAAGTTTCTCGTACTTATAACCCTGACAGTCTGACATTCCGTGGCTGTCGGTTCTTTCAGGTGCATATCTCTGAATGGTGCAAGTCTTTTTGGCTTCGTCAACTTCGGTAACTTCGTAAGCTTCTCTGTCCGTCCAAAGTAGGACTGTTGCTCCCTTCCCTACTACCGGAATGGAATTATTGTTGCCCATTATCAGGTTGAAAAACGAACCTGTCTCTTTCTTGTCCTTGTTGATTGTGGTTTTCATGGCTTAGAATTTATTTACGATTAATCCTTCGTTACTTACATAGAGGCTATACCCTTTGATTACCAATTCGGAAAAGAGGCCTGCACAACATCTTTTAATTGTTATCCGGTTGTCTATTTTTACCTTACCATTTTCAGGTACGTGGTTGATTTCAATCTCCGTCGAGTGATAGAGAGCAATTAACTTGATTGCTTGTAAAAAATCTTCTTCTTTCATGGTTGCTGTTGTTTTGTGGATCCGGATTGCTTCGGCTCCGGTTTGACTTTTATTGGATTGCTGTTAATATCAAAGTCTTTTCGCCAACGTTCAGCCTTTCAGGAAAGTGAACGAGCTTTTGAGTTACAATTTCTACCTTGCTGAAATGCTTTTCCGAAAGGTTGATATGACCTGCTTCAATCAGGTCTTTCAGGAGGTCAGATTTCCAATTCTCAACTCCGGCTTTGTAGTGTTTGAATTCTCTATCAAAACTTTCTTTTTGCATGGAATTTTGGGTTTTCAGTCCGTCAATCAACTCGTCTTTCTTTTCAAGAATGTGAGTTACAGATTCCTGCAGGATTACTCCTGAAATGGTTTCTATCGGAAAGTCAGAATTGATGTTTGAAATCATGATATCAATAATCTGAGGTGTAAAAAACTGCCCGATATAACTATCTTCTGTTTCAGCAATTTTCTTAATTGCTTGCAGGGCTTTGATTTCTTCTGACTTGCTCATGGCTGTTGGTGTTTAGGTTTGTTTGACCTGACAAACTTAAATATATGTTATGTTTAATGCAAATATTTATTCTGTTATTTTCATAATATTTCTTCTGTTATAACTTATTTATATGAAATACAAATAGTGATTTTTGACAGTAATCTTTATAATTTACTTTCCTTTTCTTTTCTCTTATTTACTCTACTCTACTCTGTGGTATTTCTGTGACAGAAATCCATTTGTGTAGGTTTTTCTGTCACAGAAAAAAGGCCCAACCAAATGAATGATTGAGCCTACGCTGATTAATGAAGTGCTTAACTTCAGGCCAAAGACAATTTACCTTTCAATGTGCCTCCCTTGAAGTTATCTTTAATGAAGTATGGTTGCGACTTCCAACCGGTGGCCCTTTCCCTGTTATTGTCAACCCAATTCACAAAGCCCGCAGGAGGCTCTTTCACGCTGTTTTGACTGTCAATTGGTGTGATTGGCTGTCCGGATAAAATCTGTTGCTCCATCGTATCGTATTCGTCCTCGGAGGCCATTACCGGTACAGTATGGCAGAGGCATTGAGGGTGCCAACCGGAGAAACTAAACTCCTTCGGGTACTTCCCTTTGAGGTCGTCGCAAATATCAAAAGCAGGGTGTGCGTTGGAAAGCCTGACTTCATAACCAACAACGAAAGGGAGTGATTTATAGCGTTCATTTTCAGCCTTCCGGTATGCCATGTTTATTTCAGTCCGGACAAGCCTGTGTGCATTTTTATAGCTTGACCGATAAACGCCATTGCCAGGGCTGTACTTCTTTGCTGCTTTGGATAGGTGAAGTTGACCAAACTCATCTCCTACCCTGCGAAATAGCTTATCAGGCTCACGCAAATACTTCTGCATGGATTGAGCAAGGTCAATTGAGCTTTGGCCACTCTGAATGCCTAATTGAAGAGCTAACTCCATTTCTCCCTTGAACTGATTGGTGTAATTCCAAACCCTGTCAGATAGACCTAAACCGGCATTCTTCCGACTAAGGAATGATTCCATAGCTTTTGACGTTGACCCGAAATTCTTTGCCGAAACTTTCTCAAAGGCCTTCATGGATATTGAGCCTTTCAAAGCTTTCATAGCCTGTGCAATGGCTTTCTCGTCACCCAATAGCCATTGCTTGGATATGCCATTTATAACAACAGCTTCCAACTTGTCTGCCATGTCATTGAATATGGCAGCAAACTGAGCCTTGAATTGAGGGTGTTTGGAGTAATTGAATACAGCACCGGGAGCCATAGAAACAGAGCCTCCTATCCGGGCAATTTTACCAATCGCATCGGCATAGAGTTCGTTTATCTGCTTTGAATAGGCTTCAACATTGCGTATATGCTTTAAATCAAACGGGTCAACAGGAGGCATTAATTTTCAAATCTTACGACATAACTCAAAACCCTTTCCATCATGTCGTCATAACTACAACGAACAATATAACTATTGCCATCAACCATTCTTAGTACGGTATAGCGTTCGTCAGTAAATCGATTGAAGGCAATGGCATTATTGAGGTCAATACAAATTTTCCCTCTTACATAATCTGCATTACTATTGATTTCATTGTCCCTTTGGAGAAAAAGACAATCAAACTCTTGAAAATTGCTCATCATACAAAAGTTTCTCCTATGGTATTGACTAATTCTTTTGAAATTTCTTCCATTTCTTTAACTGCATCATCAGCAAGGCCGGTCATGGAAACAGCCTTTGATTGTGAGAGTATTTGTTTGCCTCCGGTTGCAGCGGAAAGCATCTCAATTGTCTCTTTAAGATTTTCAGGAATGTAAGGTGTGATAACTGCCTCAATTTCTGTATCGAGAATGATTGTTTCCTTCGCTACGTTGAATTTGGAGCAGTAAGATTTCAGGATTGACAGCCTTCGTGTCATGGCTTCATCAAAGATTTCGAGCTTGTTCTGAGCCTTCAGATAAGCGTCAAGGAATAACAACTTCAATGCAATTCCTGATATGTTTGTAATACCCTGAACAGCTTTAAACGAAATGTCCGGGGTTTGTGTCATTGAGTAGATGAAGTTTTGCAGGGTGTCAATCTCCAACTTGATTGTATCTGGAGCGTTGGACCATGTCAGGTATTCGGCATCGCCTCCCTCTGATACGGTAATCACTTTGCCTTGCTCTCCCTTTTCAGCAAAACCGGTAACGGTTCCTTTCACTTTCACCATCGGACTGCCAAAGTAATCATTCGTGTCTGCAAAGTTTGAGATCAAAGTTTCTAAACGGTCAATCATGCTTTGAACATCACTCCATTCAGCTTCTTCCTGAGAATAGTAAACAACCGGAATTTTGCTGAGTATGTTCGGAGTGCTGATTTCTTCAATCCAACCTAATTCCTTGTCCTTTTTGTAGCGTTTGATGAAATCATTCGTAAACAGGTCAAGATATTCTGTTTTTACATTCTTCTCTCCTTCAACTATGGTGTATCCTCTCCCAAAGGCAACCATGTCGTCAAACTCGTCAAAAACAGGATAGAGGGTATCTCCTCTTGAAGGGCTGAATATCCGGCAACGTAAACGGTAATCTCCAACCTTTTCAAGTTTGGCTTTCTTCCAAAAGGCTTTATCTTCAACAGGGTACCAATATTCTGCAACTTCGGTTTCACTGAACAAAGCCCTGGCAATTTCACGGTTTAACGAGCTACTTTTATTCTTCTTTAGAAGGTATTGAATCATCGTCAAAGCTGTATCATCAGCCGTTTGGTCTGCAAGCGTAATTGATACAGGATTTGTGAATAAGAAGGCAACAGCCCGGTTCACAATGATCTTTTGAAAAGGAATGGAAAGCCTTGCAACAGAGACCTCCTTAACACCTCCTTTCCCGTCCATCGCTCTTTTGTTTTTTCTCTTGTAAGAGATCATAACATCGTGCATGGAAGGGTCGTATTGAGCACTTATTTCTTTCCTGTCAACTTCCTTTTCGGAGGCTTTTATAGCCTTGACAATGTTCTCAGGACTTTGGTTTAAAATGTCTGAAATCTGTTTCATAAAATTACCATCATGGGGCAAAACTAAAAGAATATCTTTGACAAGTCAACCGTTTTTTTACCTGCAGGATAAAAAGTATTTGCAAGTGCGTCAAACTTGTCGATTGACCGGCCTAAACGGGTTTTGATGTCCTCCTTCGGTTCAATGATGATTGAACCATCGGACTGAAACTTCCATTTTATTGCGGTTGCTTCTTCAATTAATTGGTCGTCTAATGGTAGGCAAGCATCGTTATTGTTGGCAGGGTTAAGCCAATCCCTTACACACCAAAAAAGGTATGCCCGGAGGTTGGCAAACTTGTACACTCCGGTAATGTCATTCAGTCCCTTCGCTCCTGACGAGAATTTGCAGGAAAAAGCGTTGTCATACCCAAGTTCAATCAGCCTTGAATAAACTCCTGCTCCCTCTCCAATAGTATCGATGAAAGCCTTGTTCTCCGGGTCTACTTTGAGGGCATTTGCTACCATTCCTGATATGGCCATGTGATCTGCCTTGCCTGCTGCAAAATGAACGTCAAACTTCCAAACATAGCTTCCGTGCCTGTGACAGAGTACACTTGAATCCCTTCCCATTCCGGCAACGTCAACGCCTAAAGATTTGGGGCCTAAATTCTCCCTGTCAAGATATTCAGTTTTTTCAATCCACCGCTGATTGGCAAGTTCAACCCAATTGATAGGAATAAGAGCATCTTCTGAAACTTTGGGAAACATTCCAAGCACCTTGATACGGAACAGGTCATTTGGCCGGTATAGCAGTTCAGGCTTTTCGGGTACCTGAAAGCGAAAGTCGCCTTCTCCTTCGTTAAAATCCCTCTCCTGAATGGTAGTGCACCATTGGTTTACCTTGTCGCAAATCCATTCATAATCGACCTGCCCGGGAAAAATAGTTTTTCTGGCAAGTACATTTGGAGCATCTAAGGAGCTTAAACGAAACTTCGTGAAACGTGCGGATTTGTGCGATGAAGCAGCATAACCGGTTGTAGTGTTTGGATTGAATACCAACAACATTCGGCTGTTTTGCTGCAAGTTACCTTCGATTGCCTCATATATTACTTCAGGAATACCCGAAGCTTCAGTAATGACAAACATCGTGTTTACTGCGTGAAATCCTGACCAGGCTTCGGGTGAATCACTTGCTTTGAAACCAACAAGAAACCAATCTTTGAAGTAGTCAAAACGGATCCCGTCAGACATCAGATTGCCGGGAAGGAATTTTGCCCTGTTATACATTTTGGTTATTTCAGGCATCATGATATTTTTTATCTGTCGGCCTGTAGGAGCAGTAAGGGCAATTTTGGTAGAGGCAATCATCTCTCCTTCATCGTCAAAGTCAGGTGTAAGATATAGGAAACATAAGGCAGCAGCAGCAGCGACAAAGTCCTTGCCTCTTGCAGTACCTGAACGAACAGTTACCATTTTGTTATGCTGTACGCCTCTCAGGATAGCTTCTTGCTGCGGGTCCAACTTGATTCGGAGAATGTCCCGGGCAAACCTGCACCAATCCTCCTGATAGTAAAGAATGTTTTCGGCAAACTCAATTTGATTCATCGGCTTGCTGTCCTTCCATTTGCCTTCTGAGTTTACTTGCAACTTTCATCGCTTCAATGAAAGCATCGGAGCCTCCGTGCTCAAACTCCTGCCGTTCAACGTATCCTCTGGCCTTCGCTTTGGTCTTTAAGTAGAAAAAGATTGAAGCTTCTTTCTGCTCCCTGATGTTTTTCATCAACATTGTTTCGGCAAAATCAATATTGCTTTCATCAAAATCAATGATCTGTTGGTTGAATTTAGGGTACTTCTTGCACCATTCGTAAAAAGCATTGCGGCTGATACCAACAACCTTGCAGGCCATAGATACGTTGGATAGAGATTTGTCGTAGGCCTCCAAAAATGCCTGTTGTCTTCTTTTGACTGAAGGCCTCCTTGCGGAAGCCTTTTTAACTGCTTTTGTCATGTTTTGTCAACTTGAAAATAAGTCTCCTTGTGTAGAGGGATTGTTATTTCGATTCTCAAATTCAGCACTTCTCTGTTTTGCAACGGCAATCCATTCCTGGCTATTCCAACGCCTTCTGCATTCATTTTTATAGAACTCCTCGTTATTGAGTAGTTTATGATTGGCTACGTAACTTCCTTCTTCAAAGAAGTTGTTGATTGTTTTACCCATTGCCTTTCCTTTCCGGGTGTGAATGTCAATGGCATAATCAGGAATTTCCTTCTTATTCATATCAACGAACCAATGACTGTCGAAGTGGTAATTCAAAGCCCAATCGGTGTGTCTACTTTTGGGAGCATTAGTAAGAAACAATACTGCCTGAACGTATGGCAGTCTGCATTGCTTCTTCTTATCAGGTCTTTCAGAAAGTTTTTCGAATTGAACTTGCAGGGCATTGATTATAACCGGAGCCATCGGATAAGCAAGTCCAATATCTTCGGTTGAAATTATGACAAGCCGTTTCCAAACATAAGGAGCGTAACCGGAGTTGTACAGTTCAACAGCCCAATACATTGCTTCCTTTTCATTGCACCTGCGAATTTCCTTTTGAAGTGCTGAAACACATTCAAAAAGGTCATAGCCATTGATCGTCAATACTTGTTGTTTCATTTTGTGTTGCTGTTTAAGTTCATGCTAACTTATTAATAAATAGCGAGTTATCCAAATTTATTTATACTTTTTCCTTGCATTTTCGTAAATAAGTTTTTGTTTTGTGGTGTATTCTGCCTTCTGTTCAGGAGTAAGATTTCTGAGGCTTGACGAGCCTGAGCCGATGTGAAAGACAAATGAATTGGTAACTCTTGCGTGTTTGATGTTATGGTGTTTGAGTTGGTCTGCATACAGGTTGTCGGAGTACCAAAAGGAAACTCCTTCGTCAAAGTAGCCAATACGTTCAATCATATCACGTTCAACAGCGATGCACCAACCCATCAGGTCATGATTAACTCCGTAGCCTTCGACAATAGGTTTGTGGGTGTATAGGCTTCTGAGTGGATTGGTAGGGGAAAGTGATTTGTAGCCTGTCCGGAATACCTGCAGCAAGGCCTCAAAGAAACCTGTGTGGTAAATCAAATCATTGTTGCAGAGTAGTGCGTATTTGGCTGAACTGTTTTTCAATCCGAGGTTAAGCACTTTGTTGTAGTTGAAGTCGAAGTCATAATTCAGCACTTTGTCGGCAAGAGGGTGTGAAGTGGGTTTGTTTTGTTCGACAACAATAACATTGAATTGTATATTGCTACTTGAACTTCTGAGGCTTCTGATTGAGGCTGCAGTAGTAATAAGGCTCATATAGTCTTTGCTGTTTGCAGGAATGATAACGTCAACGGTCATTACAGGTTTTCTGTTTTGGGTTTGTATGCTTCAATATCAATATCGTAACCGAGAGTGTGGGTTGCTGACTTCATGAATACTTTTGGAAAATCCCTTTTCAGGAATTCAATAGCATCTTCGGCATCTTTTTTTCTGTCCCGGATTTGGTAACCTCCTTTGTTGGTATAGACTTCGACATTAACTCCTGCAAGTCCGTATGTGAGGGCGTGGAATCCTTCTCTCCATAGGTAGAGTTGAATAGCGGTGTCGTCGTAGTGAGTAATCTCAGGGCAGATTTTGTTTTGATTGGTTCTGACTAACATCGTACCCCAGGCACCCTGATTTTTGTACACGAATTGCTGCTGTTTGTTTTTGACGAAGTAGAAGGCCCGGGCTGAAAGGAATCTGACAAGTCCGAGTTTTTCATCATTCTCAAAGGCAGTTGGTATATCTCTGAGCAGGTTGTTAAAAACATCGACCTTGAAAGCCGACTTTGCCCTGAAATCAATGAATCCGTTAATATCATCGTCCATGAAAAACTGCAAATCGTAGCCGTTTTCTTTGGCGTATTGAGTAGCGATAAACATGGCATATCCTTTCCCTCTGTCATTTTCAGGGAGCGTAAACAGCCAATCTTTCTTTGGCAGGGAAAGGTTGTAATACCGTTTCTCCTGAGGTTCAACGAATACTTTTACATGGCAGTTTTCAGGCAGGGAGCATTTAGCGAGCCATTCAGTAGTTTTGAGGTCATACGGCCTTCCTTTTGAAGGTATGCAGATCAGAATTTTCATCAGTACGGGAATATGAGTGACCTTTCGCCAAAATTGACGTTCTTCTTAATTGCGGTTGCTTCTTTGAATTTGATAACTTCTCCGAATTTCTTGCGTAGGTATAGGGTGTTCTTGATCATGCTTTCCCGGGTTCGGTAGTCATTACAACCGCCCAATGCTTTGAAGTTACCTTGCGTTTGAAAGGTGTATCTGTTGTCGATAAGGCAATACCGGTGCTTGTAAATCGTCAGGCAGGATATGTAATGATCTTCTCCTTCTGACATTGAGAGGTCGTAACTAAGTCCATGCCCTTTCATGAATCCACAAAACGAAGCATTCATGTAGCCAACATGGTCAATCGGTTTGAAGGAGTTGTACTCAAGAGGGTTTTTGACTTTGCCGAAGGAATAGACCTTTGCGCCAATATCTTTAGCGATGCCTGCGGTAGTTTCAAGAATATCTCTGACAGTAACAGAATCTTCAATATTGTACTCCTCATTCGGGAGGGTAAAGTTCCTTCTTACTGCTTCAACATCATCATCAATCATAAAGACATCGTCCCATTGCTCAATAATCCATTGCCTTGTTGGTGTAATCCCTTTGATGTGTTTTGGAGTGCCGATTACTTCGGTATCAGGGTAATTCTCCTTGTATTGTTCGACTTCGTAGTGTGGCACGACAAGGACAAGGTCAGGGAAAAATTGCAGGGTTTTTACATTGTTGAAGCGGCCTTTGCTCGGACAAACAACAGGTATCTTATTCATGGTTAACGGCCTCCTCCCAAATCTCCTGAAAATTCTGAACAGTCAAAACGTGTGCTTCGCCAACTCTTGAATTTTTGTAGTCCTTGTGCCTTTGAAGTTTGAGGACATTGCGAATCCAATTGAAGTCCAACTCATTGTTGCAGAAAATGATAATGGAATTGTACTTCTCATTGAACTTAGGAACAATCGGCATTTCAGCTTCATCATTCGTGATTGCATTGAATTTTTGGTCAAACTCACTTTCGAGTTTACCGACTTCCTTTTCAGTAAATCCAATGTCAAAAAGGAATTCCCGGTCAAAGAATTCGTTCAGCAGGTCAACATCAAATTCAGCCTGATTTTTGTTCAGCCTAAGGTTAAGCTCCTTCTCCTTTTCGAGGTCAAGATTTACTTCGATACAGGGTGCAGTTTCGTGTCCCATTGCTTCGGCTATCTTCTTCCTCTGATTACCACCGATAACAATGTTTTCTCTTTCCGGGTGCATATTGACCACAAGCGGTTGCACGAAACCGAAATTCATCAGGGACTTCTTAATTTCCTCCCTCTGTTTTGCTGATATTTTGCGAGGGTTGTAATCAGGCTCAATCAGTTCAGATAGCTGCCGGTAGATGATTTTTAATTCTTCTGACATGGTTATGATTTTTGTGTAAAAATACGATGCATTGCATCAAAAACTACCACTATGGTAATTTTTTACTAAGAAATTATAGTTTTCAGCACATCTATGAACGTTTTCGAGTGTTTTTGATGTGAGTAGGTTTTGGGGTGTTACCCGGATAAGCGACCAACCAAGGCAGGTAAGTTCATTGTACTTCTCCATATCAGCGATAAATCCCTTTCCCCGGGTGTGCCTTCCACTGGTGAAAGCTCCACCTTCAACTTCAATGGCAATCATGTGAGTTGGAATGGCGTAGTCGAGCCTCCATCTTCTTTCGGGAGTGAACCGGTATTCCTTCACTACATCAAGTCCATTCACTGATTTGACTATTTTAACAAACATGTCTGATTTTTCCGAACCAATATCCCTTGTAGGTTTCGATATTTTGGCCTTGCGTGGGGTGTTTGGTTTGTTATTCATTTGTAGGACAGTTGTTTGCGATATTTTTTTCGGGTGCAGTAATTTTCTCACAACACATCCAGCAGATTTCTAAATCAACTTCTAAAGGCATTCCGCACTGCGGGCAAATGACAGGGCAATTAGGTTTTTCCGTTTCATCAGGAAACAGGGTATGGTTGTTCTTCTTCTTTGCCATTGTTGTTGTCACCTATTTTGCAGAAAGTTTGAAGAATTCGGTTTGTGACATTCCCCAATTTCCTTTCAATCTTGCTTTCATGGCCTCAATCTTCAAGTCAAGTGTGGATAATTGACAGCAAATATTTGTGTACTCGTCAAGTCCTTTTACTTTGTCGAGCTTATGGTAGAGGCTTTTTCGCCTCATTTCAGCTTCGAGAAGTTTTTCCCGTTGCTCAATCAGCCAGGGTCTCATTTTGCTTACTGCTTTGGAATCTTTTAACATGATTTAGGATTGTTATTTCAATAGAATAGCTTCGTTAATCAGGTCGATATAGTCCTGAAAAACTCCGCTTAAGGTTTGTGAGTTTTGCTTTAAGTAATACCTTTTTGCATCGAGTAATTCATGCTTTCCCATGTCAGCCAGCATCTCTTTAAATTTTTGGAGGTGTGATTCATGACTTATCTGGCTTGTACATTCTTCTGCTTTGGGTTTGTTTGAAAGCACCTTTGCAGCAAGGCCAATAAACACTTCAGATTCAGCCATTGCGTCCATTTTCTCCTGCTTCTTCATTTGCTCGAAGCGTTCATACTTTTCATCGAGGTAAGCCCTGAACCATTCAAAGATTGTCTGACCGTCAATCCGGTTGTAAACGATGCCATACTTGCCGAGCTTCGCATTTTTGAGGCATAGAAGCAAATCTTCAAAGGTTTCCAGAGGGTACTGCTCAATCCATAGGGAAGCAGTTTGAACGGCCTGTGACTCATTGATACCTCCCTTGACATTGAAGTACTCTGCAGCCACGAGAATGGCTCCGGTAACTGCTTTCAGCATATCCTTTTCGCCAAGTTGTTTTGTTAGTTCTGCAACGTGCATTGATTTGATTGCAACGTCCAAGGTCAAGCCCTTCTCAGCAATCATCAGCTCCATTGTGTCCTTCTTTGCGGAACATTGAGTTAATAAGATTGTCTGCTGTTTGGGCCTTACCTGCAAGGCTGCTGTATTGTTTTGGATTTCCATAGTTCTCTTTGTTATAGCGGTCAATAACCCAACTTAAAATTGCCTTGTAGTCAGATTTGTATTTCTTGCCAGATGAACCTTTGTAGTTATCAAGAATTTCAATAATTCGCTTTGCACCTGGCTCTCCATTGGTTGCAACGAGGCTCCTGTATTCTTCTTCCGAAAGCAGGACTGATTCGGCAAACAATATCTTTTTGCCTTTAGGTTTGATGTTTCGATTCTCACTTGCCGGTAATTCTTCGATAACTTCAGCGTCCACGATTAAGATTTCAGGTTCAGATTTTTCGGGAATTATTTCATCTACTTTACTTTCCTTTTCTTTACTTTCCTTTACTTTACTTTGTGGTTTTTCTGTCACAGAAATACCGGGAGTGTTGGAATTACTGTGACAGAAACGCCCGTTCTCACGTCTTTCTCTCGTTTCGCTTGCTTTCCTTGCCCTCATGCGTTTGTCATAGACAGGTGATAGGTAGGCATTGAGGCTGTTGGAATAGATGAAGTTTTCGCTGTTCAAAAACAGGAGTTCCCGATTAAGGCAGTATTCAATCATGGCTTTTGCTTTTTCTGGCTCAATGGAAAGTTCGGCTGCAAACATTTCAATTTCGTCCTCGCTATATTCAAACTCGTTTCCGTCCTGCTCAGTCAGGTATTCCAGAACCATCGACCAAAAGGCATATCCAAGCACCTGCCCGAATTTATTTCGCAAGGCCTTGACTTTCCTGTGGTTACGCATGGTAACCAAGTGAGGAAAGTAGTCGCAATTATTCTTTTCAATTCGTCCCATTTGTGGAATGGATTAAGGGTTGTTTAAAACAGCGTCCACCACTTGAACGCAAGCTCTGTAAACTTCTCCATGCCGGACTTAAACAATTCACTTTGCCGGTCAATGAATATTTTGAAAACTTTAAAGTTTTTCTTCGATACGCCTATCAGCACATCTTTCTCTGCTCCTGATAAAGTCATGTAAACAGCCCTTTGCCGGTCATAATCAAAATGCCGGACAGCGTCCTCAAACTGCGCCTGAGTTGCTGCTGCAGTGCTTTTCAGGTCGCCTCCAAACTTTGCGGAAGGCATCCACAAATCAAACTTGCAGCGCATAGGGAGCGTAAAAGGGAGGTTGCCATAATGAAGGTTGGCAAGTTCAATAAAGACTTTCTGGGTTTCGGATAACTTTAGCATTTGCGAAGCAACCGGGTCCGCCATGAAAGCCTTCTTCATCTGTTTTGCTGTTTCAAACTCCTCAAGGGTGTAAATAACATCATCGCAAGTCAACTTATAATAGTTTATCCGGTGTGGCTCGGTTATCATCGCATCGATAAGGGAGCCGAATCGATAGGCATTTTCTTTACCAAAATCAGACCTATCAGCGCACAACAGGTAGTCTTTTAGTGCCGATAGGTCTGAGTTCGATACTTCATTTCGGGTGAAGTAGTTGTCCATTATTTTGCCTTTGCAGTTTTCACATAAGTAAGGAATGGAGAATTGATTTCTTCACCATGCTTGTCGAAATAGCTTTCAGCGAATTTTCGGGCAAACCCAAACTTCTTCTCGAGCTGTTCAGGTGTCAATCCTTTTGCTTCCTTTTCAAAGTAGAAAGCAAGCAGCGCCATCCACCCTGCCGGGCCATTGACATTGATTGCTATTTGCTCTTTGATTTTTACTGCTGGAGCAGCAACCGACATACTCTCCGAAAATAGGGAGTTAACTGTTTCGGTTGATTTGGTCACTTCGACTTCGGCATTGGCTTTATGCAACAACTCCTGCGATTTGCGAAGGGCATCTGCTTCGGCTGCCCTTTCCCTTTCCTCAGCAATTTTCTTTAATCTTTCGGCCTCCTGTGCGTTGGCATTTTCGATTTCAAGGAGTTCAGCGTGTTTGGAGTTGAATAGGTCAATGATCTCCTGCCTTCTGTGATTATACAGTTCAACGAATTTCTTTTGAAACTCAGGGATCTTGCTTGCCATTGCAGCCTTTTTGATTTCGAGGACTTCTCCTGGCATCAGGTGTATGTTTTGATTGGAATAAGTGAATAAGCCGAAAGCGTTTTCTTCAAAGCTCATATCCAAATTCATGATTTCGGTACTTACTTCATCAAAGGTTTGGAGGGTAACACCGGCCCAATACCGGTTCAGGCTGTCAATCGAATCTTTCAGGTATTTAGCGAAGTATTCGTTCAGCTTTATTTCGACATCGGCCTTGACTTCAATTCTTGCCTTCTCCTTTGCAATCCTGAGGGCTGCAAGCCTTTCTTCATCGGCTTTCTTCCGGGCAAGGTCGGCTGCAAATTCATCGAGTTTGCCTTGAATCTTTGCAGGGATTGTGCCCTTGCCTTTGACATCCAAGTCTGCTTCGAGGCTTGTAAACTGTTTGCTTATTTCGCCAATGATCTGAGTAATGGGTTTCCGGTTCTCATTCATGACTGCGATAGTCTTGCGAATTTTAGCGATAAACTCCATTCCCTGATTGTAGGTAATTTCGTTCATGCCGGCATTCATCTTTTCAAGCAGGGCTTGTCCGGCATCATTTGCCCTCTGCACCCTTGTCCGATTTGTTGTAAGGATTTCGGGGGCTGTTTGCATTAAAACCTGCAAGTTGGCAGGAATGGCAACCGCTGTATTGGTTGCAGTTTTGGTCAATTCTTGTGTTTCCATTGCTGTTGTGGATTAAAAAATATCATGTTCGACTTGTGCAGGCTCAATCATTGTTACTTCTTCGGCATCGGCCGTGGCTTCTTCAGAGGTTACAGGGGCAATCTGCGCTGCATCTTGAATTTCAACTCCGTAATCGATGTCCTGCTTTTCCAAAACTTCTTCAGTAATGGTCAACACTCCGGCAGTCCTGACTTTCGGATAAGTGCGGAAGGCATGTTTGATCATCTTTCCGGCAAGGAAGCCCGGGTCAATCTGTCCTGCATTAGAAGTGTAGAGAGGGTTAACCTTTCCGAAATTTGCCTTGTCAGAGTAATTTTTAAGGCGTTGGATATCCTCAGAAACGAGGTATTCAAAATCAATCGTACCATCATGCCGGGTAATCCTGATGAAGGCACCTATGATATTGTTCGACTTGCGGGGAATTAAAGCCTTGTAGTGAATCCTCTTGCAGCCATTGTCGTCAAGGAAAGGTTCAAAAGTGTCTCCTTCGTAAACAATGACCGGATTGTCAGCGTGTCTGATCTGACCTGCCCTCATTCGCATTACCAGTTCTCCGTAAGGGCTGACAACAAGGTAAGCCCGTTTCTCCCACCTTGGCTGTTCTTTCGTTCCTATATTGGCCCTTCTCGGTACGACATAGGCAAGAGGCTTGGTTCCTGTTTCAAGACTAAGGCCGTTAACGGCTGTGTCGAGAAAAACTCCGTAGAGGCTCAAAGGGGTGCATTCCTGCAAAGACTTGTTTTCTGCAACAAGTCTTTTGAAGTTGAAACATTCTTTGGCGTAAATCATTTCGCCCTGTGCCGTTCCATGAATGGAATTGTACAGCGAAACGAATTTCTGTTGTACTGCCTCGTTCTCCGGCAGTTCGAGAGGTTTCAATGCATTCAGCATCGCACCTGTCAATTGCATTTTGTCGCTCATTGGTTTGAGATTTAGGGTTAATATTCATATTCAACTTCGGCTTCGTACCTCATGATTTCTTCAAGAAATTCCTCACAGTCATTGACTGCTTCAATCTCCTTCGTGATATCAATTTTGGTTTTTCTGCCGTCGATTTCTTTCGTGGTGTAAATAGCAATGATTTCGGCTTCTGGGCCGTGTCCGGGCGTATACCATGTATCAGGTTCTTCCGGTGTGTATTCATATTTCACTTCGAACTCAAAACCATTGACTTCGATTAAGATTAAATTGATGTAGCTCATCTCCTTGCAAGTTTGAGTTTATACTTTTCGATTCTATCCTGCCTTTTTGTGGTAACTTTAGGTTTGGTGCATGGGTTTTGGTGCTCAATCCTGAGCAATTCAATTTCTGCCAATGCCGTTCTCAAAGTTTCTTCGAGGCTATCTATCCTGCTCATTGAGTAGTTTGGTATAAATTCGACCACTTACATAGAGATTCAAAAGGACAAATCCATAGAATGCGAATTGCCTGATCAGAGGTGTGGTTTCAGGGAAACCAATGCATAGGCTGAGTAAACTAACTGTCAGCCAAATACCTGTTGCTGTTGTTTTGGTTTTCATGTTTGACTATTTAGAGTTCACGAATGACCGCAAACTGGGTTTCTGAAATTTTTACGGTTCTAAATCTGCAAGCTGATTTGTGAAGTCGAGTAATTGTAGCCATGACAGAAGTCCTTCTTTCTTTCGGGAAATTCACAGCCTGTCCGGGTTGTAGAGAGAGTAGCAGCGATACTAACGGAGGCCTGTAAGGAACAACTTCTTCGGCCGAATAAAATTTTTCTTGCATATTAGTTTAGTTTAGCATATATTTGTTTATCTTATGCAACGCAAAACATAACTTTTGTTTTGTTTTGATAATGCAAAGATAAGTTATATTTTGTTTAATGCAAATATTTATTACTTATAAACAAAATATTTTTTGCGCCAACTAATACTAATTCCATGATAACAACCATTGAAACGAGAGTACGCCTACGCCTTGAAGAAATTGGAATGATGTTTAAGGTATTTTGTGAGAAAATCGATATGTCGGACGTGGCAGTAAGAGGAATTTTCAAAAGAAACGACTGCCGGTTAAGCGACCTAAAAAAAATGGCCAACGTCCTTGGAGTGTCTACATCCTATTTGTTGGGGGAAAGCGACGAACCACAGAAATTGGCTGTTCAGGAAGAAAATCAGTTGAAAAAGGAGGTATCTTATCTCAAGACTGAAATTGTCTACCTAAAGGAAATAATCAGGCTTCGGGACAGTATTGAAAAAAATCAGTCCAAATGAAATATGTCAGCGATATTCAAAGGGAGGTTACGGATAGGTTTCTGCTGACTATGTACGAACTTAAGGCTCGGAAGAAAATCAAAACCAAAACGGAGTTTGCGGAAAAGATAAAATACAGATACCCGCACCTGCTACGTTTGGAGAAAAACGAGAATGTAGCAATAAGTATTGATGCACTTTATTACATCTGCAAAATTTTTGATGCAAATCCGGAGTACTTGCTTACGGGGAAAGGGCAAATGTTCTATAAAAGCTAA